GATTAATAAATGTATGAAGATACTTATTTAGCACACTATGGAGTTAAGGGTATGAAGTGGGGAGTTAGAAAAAACCCTACCGATGTAACTTCATATTCAAAACGTAAAATCAAAAAGAAAATCGATAAAGCTAATAAAACTCCTGAAAAAAATGTTAATACCATAAAAGTGCAAAATCGATTAGAATCCGAATTATTGAATAAAACAAAAGAAGGAAAAGCTATGAAAAACGCTAGTGACGTTCTTATTAAGATGCAGAAAGAAGCTAATAGACGTAATGGCGGTAAACAAGCAACCGTCTTAGTTGATAAAGATTTTGCTGACTGGTATAACGGCGTTCAAGAGTCTTATATTAAAAAAGGTAAAGAATTAATTACTAAAAAATATAGAGATGATATGGCATCAGCTATGCTTAAAGATCTCAGTTATGATGATACTAAAGCTGGTAGAGAATATCTTAAGAAATTAGGTTTTATCTGATAGATTCTCTTAAATTAAGGAGGTGTTGAAATGGCATTAGATATTGGTGCTAGAATAATGCATGCTTGGAATGCCTTTACGACTAGAAGCCCAACCAATAGTTACTATGGTCCAAGTTACTCTTATAGACCAGATAGAATGCGATTTACGAGAGGTAATGAGAGATCAATAGTAACGTCTGTATACAATCGTATTGCTTTAGATGCCGCTTCGGTTGCTATACAACACGTAGTTTTAGACAAAAATGGAAGATTCTTAGAAGTAAAAGATTCTGGTTTGAATAATTGTCTTAACTTAGAAGCCAATATTGATCAAACAGGTAGATCATTTTTACAAGATGCTTACATGTCACTTCTTGATGAGGGATCTATAGCTATAGTTCCTGTTGATACCGATTTAGACCCAGAAGATACAAGCGGTTATAAGATCGACACTTTGAGAGTTGGTAAGATTGTAGATTGGTATCCTAGTGCAGTTAAAGTTAATTTGTATAACGAAAAAACTGGACGTAAACAGGACGTTATTCTTCCTAAAAAAATGGTTGCGATTGTAGAAAATCCTTTTTATGCGGTTTTCAATGAGCCGAACTCAACAATGCAACGTTTGATAAGAAAATTAAACTTGCTCGATGCCATTGACGAACAAAGTGCATCAGGAAAATTAGATTTAATTATACAGCTTCCTTATACAGTTAAATCTCAAACACGTAAAGAGCAAGCTGAAGAAAGAAGAAAGAATATAGAAGATCAATTGTATGGAAGTAAGTATGGAGTTGCTTATATAGATTCGACAGAACGAGTAACACAATTAAATCGCCCTATCGAAAATAATCTGATGAAGCAAATCGAATACTTACAAAATCTTCTATTCAGTCAATTGGGTATTACTCAAGCAATATTGGATGGTACGGCAGATGAGCAAGCAATGCTTAACTATTATAACCGTACTGTTGAACCAATAATTTCTGCGATTGTCGATGAGATGAAGAGAAAGTTCTTGAGTAAAACTGCTCGTAGTCAAAGACAATCAATTATGTTCTTTAGAGATCCATTTAAGTTAGTTCCAGTTGGTCAACTAGCTGAAATTTCAGATAAATTAACTCGTAATGAAATTGCTTCATCTAACGAAATTCGTCAGGTTATCGGATGGAAACCATCAAAAGATCCAAAAGCTGATGAGTTGAGAAACAAGAACTTAAATCAACCTGAAGTAGAAATCGAAGCTAAGAATAATCTGAATAGGATCGAAGAAAAAGAAAAGGAGGAAAATCAAAATGGATAAAAACTATGATTTTTCCGGTTGGGCAACCGTCAATGACGTACTTTGCTCAGACGGTAGAGTCATTCGTCAAGATGCATTCAAGCATTGTGATGGTATGACAGTACCATTGGTTTGGAATCACAAACATGGCGAAGTAACTAACGTTCTTGGTCATGCTTTATTAGAAAACAAACCAGAAGGTGTTTATACTTATTGCACATTTAACGATAGTATTAACGGTCAAACAGCCAAAGAACTCGTTAAACATGGTGATGTAGTAGCGCTATCTATCTTTGCTAATCAATTAAAGCAAAGAGGATCAGATGTTATTCATGGTGCAATTCGTGAAGTAAGTCTTGTTCTTGCGGGTGCAAACCCTAAAGCTTATATAGAAAATGTCATGGCTCATGGACAAGAATCAGATGAATCAGCTTATATTTTCACAGCTGGAGACAAAAACATTATCTCTCATATGGAAGATAATGATCCAGAAGATACTTTAGAGCATAAAGAATCCGAAGAAGATGAAAAAGAATCTAAAGAAGAAAGTAAAGATGACTCTGAAGAAAGTATAGCTGAAATATTTGATAGTTTATCTGATAAACAAAAAGATGTTGTCTATGCTATGGTCGGAGCTGCTTTAGAAAGCGACGATCCTGGAGATGACGAAGACGAAGATGAAGATCCAGAAGGAGGAAACAAAACAATGAAACATAACGTATTCGAAAATGATCAAGTACAAACAGGTGGATATCTTAGTCATTCAGACGAAAAGAATATCATCGAAAGAGCTAAAAACAAAGCTGTAGGTACTTTCCAAAACGCTATGGAAGAATTCTATGAAAATCAACAATTAAACCATAGTGATGATCTATTAGCTCATGGTATCGATGAGATCGAATCATTATTCCCTGATTACAAAGATGTAAGACCTGGTGCTCCAGAAATGATCACTAGAGATCAAACATGGGTTGGTTCTGTAATTAGCAAAACTCATAAAAGCCCAATTAGTCGTATCAGAACTCGTCAAGCTGACGTTCGTGGTAACAATTTAAGAGCTTATGGTTACAAAAAAGGTAATCAAAAGAAAGTTCCTGGAAATATTAAATTATTGAAAAGAACAACTGATCCACAAACTGTATATCGTAAAGATGCTCTTCATAGAGATGACATCATTGATATCACAGACTTCGATGTAGTAGCTTACCAATACGAAGTAATGAAACAAAACTTATATGAAGAAATCGCTATGGCTATCATGGTTGGTGATGGACGTGAAGAAGGAGATGAAATGAAAATCTCTGAAGAACATATCAGACCAATCTGGAAAGATGATGATCTTTACACTATTCACCAAGATGTAGATTTCGCAGCTGCTAAGAAAGAATTACAAGGCACTAACACTGGTGCTAACTTCGGAGAAAACTATGTTTATGCAGAAGCTGTTATTACAGCAGCATTATATTCTCGTGAAAAATACAAAGGAAGCGGAAGCTTAGATTTCTATTGTACACCACACTTATTGAATGTAATGTTATTAGCTCGTGACTTAAATGGTCGTAGAATTTATGCGTCTAAAGCTGAATTAGAAGCAGCATTAAACGTTCGTTCTATTCAAACTGCTGAACAATTCGAAGGTTTAGTAAGAACTACTTCTGATTCTAAGAAGAAGAAATTGTTAGGTCTATTCGTTAACTTAGCTGA